TTTGTTCGGTGCTTTGATACTGTCCTTCTCCAACTCTTTCGTTGGGGTCCAGTTTTAAACTCCATTCATCTTCTGTTCCAAAGAATGCACATTCTAAGTTGTCATAGTTTTCAACTATGGCCGCCACAGCTTCTACAAAAATCATCATCGACGTCAATTTTAACGTCAATACTGAATTGTATCTAGCTGTTATTGCTTCATCTAGCAATAATCTAACTTCTTGGTCACAATACATGTAATGTAGTGCTTTAAAGGAATTGTGAATTTCCTTCAGATGTTCTCTACCTTGTATATCTGATCTTCCTAATCTTGATATGATTTTAACTGGATCTGCTACAACAATCCATCCATGTCGAGTGCAAATCAGAAACCTCGAGCTAAAATACATTGAGTTTTTAAAACAGAACGTCTTTATCTCAAAATTTAGTTCTTCGGCTGCTTTGCGTGATTGATCACTCAACTTATAACTAGCATCGAAACATGCTAAGTTGTCATCTCCACTCAGCAATGTCAGGCAAGTTTGTTCTAAATCGTACAAGTATCCCATAATCATTATTAGCACCATTGTATTGCCAAGCCATGTCAGCGAATCTCCTGATCGTCTCTGGTAGGCTACTTTAAAGGATACGCCATCTGCTGCAGCCCTTAAAATACACATTTCGTGAAAACTCTGCCATATGGCTACTATATCTTTTGGCACATCAAACCGTCTCATTATTTCACATTGAGCTTCTAAAACACTTCGCAATTGACTCTTGTCAAATTTTGACATGTCCAGCTCTAGAGCTTGAAATAACTGACCAGATAACTTATTGTCAATTATATCACTTAATTCTTCCCAGGTTAATCTTGTGTGTAGAACTATGTGTGGCTTCATACAGTTAAGAATCTTTATCAATAACACTTGAAAATAAGGTGCAAACACGCTAGTCCAAAATATTGGGTGAGCCGACACAAGCTGTCCGGGCTCAACAGTGTCAGGGTGTGAATCATCAGTCCTCACTTTGTGATCTGGCCTAGGCGCGCAAAAGTACTTTGATCCATCCAATCTATATGGCAATGACGCTAAAATGCTACTTTTTCTTCTTCCATTTCTAGTGTTCCACCAGTACCTACGCAACTCTCTACTGTCATTTCTTATTCTTATGTTTAAATCAGTCATAGCCTTTTGATCCACATTTTTCATAAAAGCGTCAACAAGCTTGTCTGTCAATTCTGGTGTGTATCCAAGTTGCTGCTGTGGTGGAGCTACAACTCTTTTCTCCATAGCTTCTTTAACATCTAAAGGATGCTTCATAGCCCTTGGAGCCTGTGTTGTTATCAACACTGGATGAATAGATGGTCTTGGCCCTAACTGAGGTTTCAAACCTACTTTTCCGTAATTTATTCTAACTCCTGGAAACCACTTCACTGGCCATAGTAACCTGTCTCCCTGGGCCACATCTAAATCACGTCTTCTAAACATTGCGTCATATTGTGATTGCAATGCCTCCATTGAAGGCATGGCAACACTGCTATGTGTCCATTCTATTTTTCTCTTGTGAACTCGTTCACTCACAAAAGGTAATGATGTTGGCTCGGATACTGGCGTTATGTGACTTAACATGCTCATCCACTCTTCATACCCTTCAGATGGTTCATGATCAATAAATTTAACAACAGTAGGGGTCGATCTAGTGTATGATCCGCCTCTTATTTCATACATACAGCCTCTAAATGGCTTTTCATCTTTTTGAAATATTCCGGGTTTGCCTCTCTTACCAATCCATTTTGACAATACATCATTTGGTTTACACGTATAATAACAGAATGAGGACGATGATCTCGACACAGCCACAACATGATGCGGTGTACTTTTATAAATGTCCAAATCATTTATTTTAAGTCTCACTAGCGCCACATTTTCGAACCTAAGTCCTTGCGACTCGTGAATAGTCATGATGTTAGAACCACTAGGCAAGACTTTTCTTAATTTAGCCTTTTCG